GTTAATGGATACTATGCCTGTAGAGGATAGAAGATTTACATTAAAAGCATTAAATGCAATAGGCGCAGTAGTGGTTATTAACAACCAAATGAATGGGTTATCTTGGAGGATTAGATTTTAATGGACTTTCCAGCAAAATTATTATTATGTTTCGTCACTTGTCTACTAGTATTTGGAGCAGTCAAGGCATTTGCCGATAATGAAATTAATATACAACAGGTAGCTCAAGGAGATAACCTGACTTTAGATATTACTCAAGAAGGATATAATAATGATATATTCTTTTCACTAGGCGACGGAGATAACGTTGATATTGAAATTTATCAGGTAGGTAATAATAATGAACTTGGTTGGACTAATGACTCACCTAGTTGGGGATCAGGAGCAGCTTGGGGTGGAGACATTGATTTTGATAATCAAAATATTAAACTCTGGCAAAATTGTACTCAAGGAACTTCTTGTAATAAAAATGATATTCAATTCCATGTAAGTTATGGTACAAACAATAAGCTATGGTGGGCACAAGGATTTGAAATCTCAAGTAGAACTGATACCGTTTGGACAAAAGATAACTATGACGGCGGTGGTCATTCTGTTACTATAGATATACATGGAAATAATAATACAATAGTTGGTCAACAAAGAAATTGTTCTGCTAACAGTTGTGATGGTCATACAGCAAGAATATATTTGTATGGAGATGACAATTCTGTCTTTGGTAAACAAAAAGCTGATGATAGTAAACAGTTCTATCTGACTGTTAATAATGATGATAATACAGTAGACTATTTACAAGATGGACACGGTGAACACGTAGCAAATATTACACTCAATGGAACTTACGGAACAGACTTAGATATTTCACAACACTCTAATAATAATCAGTCTTATACTTTATCTCAAAACTGCGTTACTTCTAGTGGCTGCACAATTTCAATAACCCAAGATTAATGAAAAATATATTATTAAAAGCAGCTGAACGATTGCCCTTTATACACAATCACTTAGAAGAAGCAAATATGGGGTACTTTGAGCACCTTTGGTGTGCTTGGAGATACTCAGCAATTCTTTTTATTCACGGTTTATTACCTTTTGTATGGGAAACTAAGGTGAGTGACGAAATAATAGAAAAATGAAGATCAATTTACTACTAGCTGCCGCTCTTGCGGCACTTTTTATTTGGAATCCCTACCCTTTTCAGATATTAGAACTCAAATCATTTGATGCTTTAATAATGTCTCGGGACGAAGTTCAAGATGAAATGATCTTACTAGTAGATATTGATGAAGATACAGTAGAAAAGTTCGGAGGGTACCCTTTATCCCGAGATGTCTACGCTAGCTTACTAACTATTACTCAAGGTGTGCCAGGAATTACTGTAGCTTTCCCCGATAAAGACCTTCATGGCAAAGATGAGATATTTCAGACAACTTTAGATCACATTCCTACTGTACTTTCCTTTATAGGAAGCACGCAAGCCTTTGAAGGCGGCCCACATGTAGGAACGGCGCAGTTAGGAGGAGGAAATCCAGCAGAATGGCTATATCAATACCCAGGAATTTTACGGTCAGCGTTAGAAAGCCAAGGCGTGGGACTAATATCAACAAGCCCCGAGCTAGACGGGGTCGTAAGAAGGCTTCCTCTCGCAATAAGTGTAGAAAATAGAATCTATCCTAGCTTTGCACTTGAGATGCTTCGACTTGGTACTGGAGACCCCAGCTATCAGATAAAGACCGAAGAGACAGGAGTCGAATGGATAAGGCTCCCACAATACAATAAGATAACTACTAGTGAAAACGGTACTGTTTGGGCGAATTGGAATACCAAGTTCTATAGACAGACCGCTTTAGAGTATTTAAAAGAGCCAATCCCTGCACCCTTTGTAATATTTGGGGTAACTGCAGAAGGAGTAGCTCCTCTTGTAGCAACTCCAGGCGGGGTAAAGTACCCACATGATATTCAAGCAACAGTTCTTAACACAATAGTAAACGGGAACGCACTTGCCCAACCTTCGTGGAGCTTTTTAGCAGAGCTGGGTGTAATACTCATCGGAATGGTACTAATCATGTTGGTGGCTAGTAACATATATTTGAGCCTACCCGTCATTTTAGTACTATTAGGGGGACTGGGCTTCACTTCATGGAAGCTTGTAGAGTCTTCTTACTTATTTGACGTTTCTAGCACGCTCGTTATCTTGTTTTTGTTCTGGGCGATTGTACAATTCCGTAGTTTTATTACTCAATACTTGTTGAGATTACAGATTAAACAACAATTCGGGACGTATGTTAGTCCCGCCCAAGTTGAAATACTCCAAAAAGACCCATCACAACTGAGACTGGGTGGGGTTACGAAACGTATGACTTTCTTATTTTCAGATATCCGAGGATTTACGCCGATTTCGGAAAAATACCAGTCGGATCCACAAAAATTAGTAGAGATAGTTAATCGTTTTTTAACTAATCAGACTGAGATAATACAAAAGCACGAGGGCTGTATAGATAAGTACATGGGGGACTGCATAATGGCATTTTGGAACGCTCCTTTAGACGTCGAAGACCAAGAAAGAAAAGCTACAGAAGCCGCATTAGAAATGAGAGAAGCATTAGGAGAGTTAAATGAGATATTTAAAGCAGAAGGAATTCCAGAGATTAATACAGGGTGTGGAATTAATACGGGGCTCTGTGTCGTTGGTAATATGGGATCTAGTAGTCGTTTCGATTATAGTGTTCTCGGTGACGCAGTTAATCTTGCGGCTCGTTTAGAGAGTAGTTGTAAGACTTATGAGACCGATTTAATAATTTCAGAGTCTAGTCTAGTAGATGGATATGAATATGAATTCTTAGATGAAGTTGTTGTAAAAGGCAAGTCGGAAGCGGTTAAAATATACACCATACAAAAATAGTTCTTGACAACAACCACAAAATTTAGTATAATATAGGAAATGTGTATTTATACGCAGGAAATTTATATAGGGGGAGCGTGGTGGACGTAGATGATGTCGCCGCAGATTTAGCGAAACACATAGCTGTTGATGCCGAGAGATGGAAAACTGCATTCAAACGGTTTGATACTATTGATACGCAAATTGCGAGAATTGAAACAATAATGATTGGTGTAGCTGGCACGATAATTGTCGGTGGAACAGGCGTAATATGGGCTATTCTATCCATGCACGCTTAATAGGAGAAACAAGTGGAAAAAGATTACGAGAAGAAAGATATTAAGGCGTCGCCTGCAACAAAAGCGGCTCCTAAACCTGATTTCCCAGAAGGTTGGGACTATAGTGTTAAACGTGGTAAACATTGTTTACGCGGACCCGCGGGAATGTTAATGAAATTTAGTAGTAAAGCGGAAGCTGTGGAGCACGCTAATGGCTAAGACGGATATCAAAAATAAAGTAGAAGTCGAAGAGCCAATAGAAGACGAAATAGTACTCACTAAGCGTCAAAGAATTATAGCAGCTAGAAAACTTCAACTACAACGTCAAAAACGGGCATACGGGAAACAACCACGCTCTTTGCGATGAAACCAGAGGTCAGGTTAGCAATATGCAATACCTGTCCTTTTTATACCCTTTACATTTGTAAGAAATGCAAATGTTTTATGCCTTTAAAGGTAAGAATACGGACTTCTACATGCCCAGTGGGTAGATGGAAATAGTCCAGGAAATACGGAGTTAGATAATGTACGGATCATTACAATTACATGGAGATGAAGCAGCCTGCCCTACTACGGTAGCAACTGCATCCCCATTTACAGACAATACTCCTGATGAAGCACCTCATGTCAGGTTCAGTAACTATGGAGATACAGTTGAAACTATATACTACTTGAACTCTGCAGATGTGCAATTAGGCAGTATGAAGTTAAGAGCAGGAGAATCAATTCTACTGCACAAACGCAGAACATACCACAAATTTTACGCAAGTAGCGATGATGTTTGTTACGTGTCTGTGTTAATCATTAGATAGTGTCCTTTTTTAAGCGACTTAAAAATATCATAACGGGTAAAGACCTAAACTTTGATGGTAAAGTTGATATTAAGGACAAATTTATTGAAGCTGAGCGTGAAACAGAGACTCAGCTAAAAGAAATCGACCTGTTTAAACCAGGTAAAGAAAAGAAGTAGTATTCTTTTGGGAGAAAAGATAATGGATATGGTAAATAAAGCAATGGCTTGGGTAAAAGCTAGAGTAGGTGAAAGGACGTCGTGGGACGGAGCAGTAATTATTGCAGGTTGCGTAATGGTAATTTGTTTTGGCGGATTAGCAAAAGTAGCAGCTTTCGTAGGTCTCGGTTATGGTATCTGGACTTGCTATAAAGCAGAGTAAGCAACTCTAGGAGGTAGTTATTATGACACTACCACAAAGAAGAAAATTAGCAGAAAAACTTTCTTTACCCCCAATGATACTAGCTATCGAGAAAGCTACTGCGGTACTTATATTAAAGCACCGACAGAAAGTAGAACGTCTTAGTAAAATAAGAGATTATACAGCTATACCTCACTATCTAAGAGAGGACAAGTTAGAAAAAATTCTAAACCCAAAAGGGGAATAGAGTGCCGATTAAAAAAACTAAGAAGGGTTGGAAAATAAGTAATACTCCCGGAACTTCTAAAACTAAGAAAGCTGCGAAGAAAAGACTTCGCGCTATTAAGTGGCAACAGAAGAAAAGGAAAGCACGCGCAAAGCGTAGGAGAAATCAATGAGATTTAAACTAGAAGGAGCAACAATAGCAGCTCCCACAACTACTGGCACAGCATCAACAGTTTCAGATGCTAGTGAAGTATCTGTATACAATAATAGTACTACAGCATACGCAGTAGCACTACTAACAGCAGCTAGTGGTTCCGTAGTAGGAAACATTACCTTAGGTGGTGGAGAACGAGTAAATATTGTAAAAGATAGAGCTCATGCACTCTATTCAACTAATGCAGCTGTTATGTTTACACCAGTTAATACAAGAGTTAGCTAATTATGAAACCAGACATGCAGAAAGATGGAAGGCAATTATGGTTAGAAGAAAACATAGTTAATGCTTCAGCATTTTTAGCTGCAATGGCAATGGCAGAAAATAAACGACATTTATCTGACAAAGAGACGGATATGAAACAACTAGCTTTGGCTTTTATGTATTTATATAATGTCGTAGAGGAACAGGATCTTCTTGATGGTGTAGAAAGCTTTTTTAATAACCAGACGATACATTAAAATGCTTGAGATTAGTCGTAAAGACATAGTAGATGACTACTTGATGGACTTTAATGAAGATCGCTTTATTAAACTTCCGATTGATGGTTATATGGATTTATTAGGTATTCAACCTAATTCTACCCAAACAGCAATTATTAATGCTATAAATAATCCTAAGTATAGGTTTATCTCAGCAGCAGTTGCACGTAGGCAAGGTAAAACTTATATTGCAAATATAATTGGTCAGTTAGTATGTTTAGTTCCTGGCTGTAATGTTTTACTTATGTCACCTAACTACTCTCTTTCACAAATTTCCTTTGATTTACAAAGGAATCTTATCAAACACTTTGATTTAGAAGTTATTAAAGATAACGCTAAGGACAAAGTAATCGAATTATCGAATCATTCAACTATACGAATGGGGTCAATAAATCAAGTTGACTCTACGGTAGGTCGATCCTATGATCTAATTATTTTCGATGAGGCTGCATTGGTAGATGGCAGAGATGCTTTCAATATAGCACTTCGTCCAACGTTAGATAAAGAAAATTCAAAAGCATTGTTTATTTCAACTCCTCGGGGAAGAAATAACTGGTTTTCAGAATTTTACTATAGAGGGTACAGTGATGAATATGAGGAATGGGCTTCCGTTAGAGCGACTTATCATGAGAATCCTAGAATTTCTGAGGAGGACATTAACGAAGCCAAAAAGACTATGTCTGAAGCTGAGTTTAATCAGGAATACATGGCAGACTTTAATACCTATGAAGGGCAGGTATGGGCATTTAACTTAGAAAAATGCCAACAAGACCTTTCAGAGATAGAAACACACAAAATGGATATATTTGCAGGAATGGATGTTGGTTTTAAAGACCCTACAGCCTTTTGTGTAGTAGGATATGATTGGGACAAAGATGTTTTCTATCTACTTGATGAATATTTAAACGCAGAAAGAACTACAGAAGAACATGCGGTAAAAATTAGAGAGAAAATAAATCAGTGGAATATTGATTATATTTTCATTGATTCAGCGGCACAGCAAACTAGATTTGATTTAGCACAAAATTACGATATTAGTACTATAAACGCAAAGAAGTCCGTCCTTGATGGAATAGGGCATGTTGCAGGAATTGTAGATAACGATAAACTGATAGTTGATCAAAAATGCAAAGAAACTCTCATCTGCTTGGACCAGTATCAGTGGGATCCAAATCCAAATCTTATGAGAGAGAAACCAAAACATAACTACGCTTCACATATGGCTGATGCAATAAGATATGCGTTGTACTCGTTTGAAACAACTGCCACTACATTCTAATTACCACCGAATCAAAAATAGTTCTTGACATTAGTCCCAAATTTTAGTATAATTTAAAGAGTAGTAAAAGTTATGACATTAAAGAGAGATCTTGTAAAGTATGTTCGGGATAAGGCTAAGTCGAAATATAAGAAAGCGACGGAATGCTATATTTGCGGAGCTATAGAGAATTTAGACTTCCATCACTTCAACGGACTAACAGAGTTATTGGAATCTTGGCTGAGAAAGAAGAAGATTCAAGTTACCGAGGAGAAGGACATATTAAGCCTTCGAAAGCAATTTATTGCTGAACACAGAACAGAACTTTATGATGAAGCTGTTACTCTATGTCATGAGCATCATTTAAGATTACACTCTATCTACGGTAAAAGACCGAAGTTAATAACAGCAAAGAAACAACAAAGATGGGTGGGAATACAGAGAGATAAACATGGCATGGTATGATAGATTTATTGGTAGAACAGCTACCGTAACACAAACAGACGAGGAGAAGGAGAACCCTTCTCAATATCTTATCGCCCGAGATGAGGGTTTTGATATTGGATCTCGTGAAGTTGTTACCAATTATAGAAATGCTTACGAACAACTAGA